TCTAAAACAACACTCATGCTGTTGCGGCGATTACCTTCTAGACCTTCAAGAAGTGCGTCTTTGGTATCATCCCAACGGCTTTCTAATAGTACGTCTGACATTAATTGTCTCCTCTGTTGTACTTTATATTTTCGCTAAGCCAGCAAGTTTACGGATATCAACGATATTATCGTTTCCTTCTTCAACTTGGACTGTTTTTTGTTCTTTATTACCTGTCATTTCTGTGCGGCTTTCTTTGATTACAGATTTTTTACTTTCTTTAATCATTGATTTTCCGTCCAGTACTGCTGGCAAGTAACGGTCGAAAGCAGGCTTCAATTTTGAAGTTTGTACGCTTTCTAGTAAGTCAGTCATAATCGCTGCCTTATCTTTGTTGAGTGGCTTAAGAAGTGTGTTTAGTGTTTCTTTACGCTCTACACCCTCATTAATCAAAGCAATTTCTTGCTCCTTGCTCTCAACTAACTTTGACTTCTCTTCAAGACTCTCATTTACTTGAGTAACTTCTGCAGTAGCCGTTTGGACTGCTGCTTCTAGTTCCTTAATTTTTTGATTTTCATTTAAGTGACTTGTAGAAAATTCTGTTGCAAAAGTTTCGAATATTTTACGTCCGAAAGTATTTTCTTTTGCGATTTGAATATCTTCTTTAAGTTGAGTCATTTCACCTTTTAGATAGCCTGTTACTGCTTCGTTTACTGCTTTGCTTGTATGCTTAACAAACTTAGTTTTAAGTTCATCAAACTTTGTACGAGCTTCTTTTACTAAACGAACTTTAGTTTCAACAACATCGTTACGATCTTTTTGGAAATCTGAAATTTCTTCTGCAAGTTGTGCAGTAACAAACTCTTCGAGTTTGCCTACAAGTGCTTGCTGATCTGCTCTTTCAGATTTTAATTCCTTAATCTCTTCACTAAGTGTTTTCACTAAAAATTGGTCAAACGTGCCACTTGATTCTTGCATTCTTGCAACAAACTTGGCACGGTCTTCTGTAATTGCTTTACGCTCTTCAGCGATAGCAGCAATCTCAGTAGTGAGACCTTCAGTAACCATACGATCTAAGGCTTCAACCATAGTAGATTTATCATGCTCATAGCGTTGTGCAAACTCCTCACGAAGTTCTGCAGTAACCTGTTGACGAGTTTCGTTAATCTTTGCTTCCCATTGTTCGGCAATTTCAGAACGAGTTTCCTCATTAACGAGGTCGCTATCCAATAGTGGTTTGATAGCATCTAGCATTTTGATCTCCTAGATCTTTAAGTCCCTGATAAGTCGAGTCATCTCTTCTTTCAGGTATTTTTGTACTTTAGTGTCGCCGCTTGCTTCGCGAGCCATGTCAAGTACTTTATGCCCCCCACGCATATTAAGTAGTCCTTCGTAAATCGCTACTGGGTATGCGTTTGGTGCACTGGGTTGTGCCACAACATCTACTGTGACAATTTCAAAATCAGCAACTTGACCAGTGGATTCGCTAACGTTTCCACTGCCTCTGCTACTAACTCCTAATTTTACTCCACCCTCGATCATTGTTTTCACAAGTTGACCCATAGGTGTTTCAAGAATCTTCAATTTACCATATCCGTTAGGTCCATCCATCCACATACTTTCAATCATATGTGATACTCGATCAAGATTAATTTTGAGATCATCTGGATGGTCAACTTCGCCTAAAACGCTATTTCCGTTTTTAATTTGCTCGTTGATGGTAGTTACAGCATCAGTAATCTCAGCGACAGGGTAAACACGCTCGTTTGCGTTTTTAACCCCGCCCTGAATACAAATGCCTTTCATGTAGAGATCCTTGCCGCCTTGTGAATTTTCTGCTGCTTCAACAACAACATTTGCTTCTTGGAACGTTAGGTTTTCTCTCAAGTACAACATAGAAATTATGCTTTACTCATTGTTGCGCCTTTTGGATTTTGCGCATCGGTTTGTGTTGTTGAAGTTGGGGTTGGTGCACCTGACTCTTCACCTGATGACATTGCTGCTTTAGCACCTGTTGACATCGGGTTTTTGCCAGCCACTGGACCTGCTGATCCGTCGCCTTCTTCACTTGTTACAGGCGCTGGCGCCTTTTCAGTGTATTCGCGAACCATTTCGTCAGTCTCTTCTCCGACTGCTTCCATTTCCTCTTCTTCTTCTTCACCTTCTTCGTCGCCCATGTCCATGTCCATATCCATTTCTGGCTCCATGTCCATTGCGTCGCCGTCGTCAGCATCGTCTGCACCCATAAGTGCTTCAAACTCTGCTTTCAATTCGTCTAATGCATCTTCTAGATCGACAACACGGTCTTCCATGTCGTCATCGCCTTCATGCTCATCTTCCATTGATAGACCTTCTTCATCGGCTTCGATGTCGTCAATCATATCATCAGCAGCATCGCCACCTAGTTCTGCTTCGTCAAAATCTGATTCTTCTACTGCTTCATCTTCTTCGACTGTATCTTCGTCTACTTCTGCAGTTTCTTCAACTTGATCCTCATCTGTGAGACCCTCATAGATGTCACGTGACTTCTCAACCACGATTTCATGGAACAAATCTTTTGCGCCCTGCTCATCTTCTGCGATAAACAGTTCAATCAATTGCTCATACTTGCTTGTCATTTGTATAACTCCTATATTCATAAGGCATTTGTAGTTTTATTTAGTAATAACTATTTATATAGGGTAAAATGCGTACTTTTTGGACTCAAAAATATACTAAGGGTTTATGCTGCTGGCGCAGGTGCAAACTGGCGTCTAATTTCTTTTACAGACTCCTGATATTCGACTGATTTAAGATCGCTAAGTTTGCGCAATTTGCTTAATTGCTCTAGGGTAAGACGTGTCTTACGAGTATCAGTTTTCATAGCCGCTGTGCTATCCTGATACTGCTTTTCTTCTTTTGCTTGTGGATTATCTAATTCAAATAATAACATAAAAGTATTTATCCTAGAAATATGGATCTACATTTAGTGCTTGTGAAAAGATAGCAGGTTCGATATTGCCTCCAGTTGCCACTGCAACTATGGTTTTAGCATTACTAGGATGCTGTCCTGTTAATGCGGCTGCTACTGCTATTGCGCCGCCAGGCTCTACAACAATCTTAAAATATTCAAACAGTGTTTTTATAGTTCTAAGTGTGTCTTGTTCACTAATTACTGCACCGCCTGACAAATGTTGTTTCATAATAGGAAAAGTAAGATTGCCAGGTTGACGATTAACAACAGCATCACAAATTGTATGTACGCTAGTATCTGCCACAGTTTCAATTTTTCCTGATTCAATACTACGTTTAGTATCATCATAGAATTCAGGCTCTGCACACCAAATTTTTACATCAGGCATCATTGCATGTACTGCTATTCCTAGTCCACTACATAGACCGCCTCCGCCAACACAGGCTATAACTGCATCTGGTTTAACACCTTTTTCCATTGCTTGTTGTGCTATTTCCAATCCAACAGTGCCTTGTCCAGCAATTATTCTTGGATCGTCAAAACTGGGTATAAGTTCTGCGTTATATTTTTCTGCAAGTTCGGCACCAATTTGTTCACGCGATTCCTTGAAGCGTGTGTATGTCACTATCTCTGCACCTAGACTTTTAGCAATTTCCATTTTATTGGGAGGTGCATCTTTAGGCATAACAATTGTAGCACGAAGCCCTCTTAATGCGGCGGCTCTAGCACTGCCAAGTGCATGACTGCCACTACTGAAAGCAACAATATGTTTTACACTATCATCTAAACTATAGACTGCATTTGCTGCACCACGCATCTTAAACGATCCAGTGTATTGCAAACATTCAGCCTTTACTAGCAATCGCTTGCCAAGTTTTTTATTTAAACTGGGGGATTCTAGTAGTGGTGTTTTGAATATGTAAGGGTGTATGCGGTTTGCTGCCGCTAGGATATTCTCGAATTTTACTGTCATATTTTACTTATGTGTCAGTATCTGCTGGTGCTACGCTTCCGACTGGACTTTCAGTGCCTTCAGCACCTGCTTCTCCACCTTCTTCACCGCCTGCTTCTGCACCAGCATCAACATCTGGTGCTAGATCTGGTTCAAATGCATCCATGTCTGCTTGTATGCCACCGCTGGTCACACCAACACTGCGCATACTAGGCAGTTCACTTTCTACACTGATGTCCTGATTCTCTTCACGCCATAGTTTACTGTTTTCAAGCATCTCTTCCTCAGTCATACCCAAGTAACGTCCCATAAGAAAACGTTTGCTCATATAAGGATAACCTTCCAGTGCTTGGAATGTGTTGATCCGTGCCTGATCCATTTCAGTTTCACGGTAACTGCTAAAGTTTTGTGGCTCATTAAAACGCAAATCAAATGTACTGTTGTCAATTTCGACACCACGCCACTTGAGGAACATTTTAAACTCTCTATCAAACGTTGCTGCTACTAGTCTTTGTAGTCTCATACAATATTCATTAAAGCGTTTCTCTTGTATCATTGCTGTACCAACACGACCATCATTGTATGCTGCAGCACCTTCGTCCAAGCCTGTTGGCAAGTAACTACTAGGAATACGCAAACCACGGAATAGTTTGTTAGTAAAGAATTTTAGATCATCAATCTCACCAAGATTAGTACCACCTGGCAGTGTATCAACTTTAGATCCTCTGCCTTCTGCTGTTTGTGGGAAGAAGTAATCTTCGTTTGTACTAAGTGGATTGTATGTTGT